GAAGATCGATTTGTTATTGGAGATACGATTATGCAAAGTGTGGCACAAGCCCGGATGTATCCACGCTGGGAGAAGCGATCGATACTGATATTCAAGTGGCTGCGGACACCCATGGATATTTATATGATCACGAGCAGACAGGAAATGTCATTGCCGGAACAAATCCACGCATAGGAACTGTTGGAGAACAAATTAAAGCTACTGTTCGAGCAAATGCAATCTCTAAGGAATATATCAGTGAATATAATCGTTCCGGAGAAACAGTAAGCGGTACTACCCCAGAAAGCGCATATGTTGGTGCTGTTGAAAAAACAACAGTAAGAGTAAATACGCATTCTGATAGTTATAAATATGATATACCACAATCAGGTAGTAAAAATGAAAGAGAGGAGGAAGATTGATGGCTTGGAGTGAATCGTTTTTGGCGAATAGAAGAAAGGACTGGATTTCGAAAATCGGCAAAGCGCAGTATTATGCAAGTGGCACATGGTATGACGGCAATATCACACTAAAGGAAGTGCAGGGTGTGAATGCTGTTATTAGATTCGCAACAGATGACAATAAAGCTCTTACAATCACAGAAATTCGTTTGATTGATACGGGTGGTAATGTGGCATTTAGCGAAAAGAGAACGATTGAAAAGAGCGAAGATCAAGGAGCACTTATCCAAATTAGTGCCCCTATTATTGAAGCCTAGAAGGAGGGAAAGAAATGTTTGAACCACTTATTTGGCAGGATGAAGTAAGGAGTCCGGACAACACATTTAGTGTTACTCATAATGCTGATGGCACAGTTACTACAAAAAGAGCCGGAGAGCAAATCCAAAAAGGCACCAATCAGAGTGCAACCAATTTTAATTTTATGAGTAATCAGGGATTTGAGGCTGGTCTCATCGCATCCTTACTTACGCAGGAAGTAGTGCAGCATAAACGCAAAATTGAAGACTTGGACGGTCAAACAATAGAAGTTACATTAAGTAATTCTCTTTCTTATCCGTTCAATAACTCAAAAAAAACAGTAAGCATTGATACGAAAGATACTTTGGATTATCGAGTTGCTGTTGAACTAATTGAGGATGTTCCGAATGTAGGAGAGATTATCATTACGGACAAACAAATCAATGGGTTCAAAATAGCATACACAGGAAGCGCAAAGAGTGTTAAGGTTAGATGCTTTGTGACAGGAGGAATGTGTTTTTATGGCAAATATAATTATCAAAAATAATGAAAGGAAACGACAGGAAAGAGAAATTCTTAAAGAATATGGTGTGAATCCAGATCGTGCAAGTGCCTCGCAGAGAGAACTTGCGGAGGCAATCAACCATGGAACGAATGAAGCTTATAACAAAATGAGGAGGTATAACAGATGAAAGTAATTGAAGTTAATGAAGGACCTAAAGTCTCTTATGAGGTCGACAAAACAAGAGTAACATTTAACGATGAACTTATGCTGAATCTTGCGAAATATGAGCAGGATGATGATGTTCATATCGACATATGCGCAGACAAAAATGGAAATCTTTCGACAGCAACAGCATTTAGATATGTTGCTCAGATTGAGATTCCGGCTCGTCAGTACAGAGAAGTTGAGACGGAGAATCCGGACTATAATCCGGAAAATGAGGCTTCACTGAAAACGATCGTCAAAAAAGAGGCTATCTCATTTTCTTTGGATAATGTAACACTGAAACTGTATTCTTTAAATTAAGGAGGTATCATAATGGCAAATTTTGATGAAATGAGTTTTGCGGTTAATGAATTGTCTGGTGGAAAAAATGTAGTAATAATGGATGATTTGGGGCTTCCAAGCATCTATGTAGTTATTCCAAAAGGCAACAATGGAAATGTAATTTCCGGCGGAAGTGCATCCGTTGTTCACCCGGCGTTTATTGTTGATGGTGTAGAAAAAGGCTGCTTTTATTACTCGAAGTACCAGAATGTAGTATTTAATAATAGAGCTTATTCTCTTTCCCGAAGAGATCCGGCAGTATCCATGAACCATGATACAGCCAAGAAGTATTGCACAAATAAGGGAAAAGGATTCCACCTCTCTACTATGGCGGAGTGGGCGTATCTTGCTCTTTGGAGCAGAAAGAACGGCACTATGCCACACGGAAACAGCAATTATGGTTGTGATGAGGCGTATGGATTTGAGAGGGGAGTTGAAACATGTAAGGACAGCGGTAAAACGGCAAGATGCCTCACTGGATCAGGACCAGTTACATGGGCGCATGATCACACCAATGCGGGAATTATGGATATGAAAGGAAATGTGTGGGAATGGCAGGACGGTCTCCGGCTTAATAACGGGGAAATCAATATTGTGGCCAATAATAATGCTGCTCTCGGCGAGGATTGCGATACATCCGCAAACAGTACGCTGTGGAAGGCTATTATGCCAGACGGATCCCTCGTGGCACCTGGAACGACCGGCACATTAAAATATAGCCAGTCTGGTAATAGTATCGTAACTAGCAATTCGGCGGCTACAGGTGGCGGAAGCGGTGGATTTGCGGACATGGGACTTGGAAGTGGAGTTTCTATTCCGGAAATTGCTAAGGCGTTGATCCTTTACCCGGATGAGCCGAAAGGGGACTACGCTGGAGATTATCATTGGTGGAATATCGAAGGCGAGCGTTTGCCGCTTTGCGGGGGCCGCTGGGCCACTGGTGCCCTCGCTGGCGTCTTCAACTTGAACCTCGACAATCCCCGCTCCGTTGCGGGCTGGTACATCGGTTTCCGCTCCGCTTTTGTTGATCTGTAATCTGTTGCACTGTAATCTGATTGAGGCTGCGATAGCAGCCTCTTATTTTATTTTTTGCCTTGCAATAGCGAAAAACGATATAAAATAACAAATAAATCCGAAACAGAACTATATGTGGTAAAATGGAACAAAATATGGTATAGAGGGACTTTATGGAGGAATTAAAGATATTACAGAAAACCTTCGATATGATTAACTATGCTTATCCTGCATTGGCACAATATCCAAAGGGCGAGAAGTTCGCCCTTGTTGCGGATATAAAGAGGTGCATGGATGTTATGTTGGAGAGGATTATCGAAGCCAACAAAAAATATTATAAAAAAACCACTCTGCAGGAATTGGATGTGGAAGTGGAAAAGCTAAAGGCATATGTCCGTTTGTCATATAATTTAGGTTTTTTGCCTCCAAAAAAATATGAACAATGGTCCGGTCTGGTAGTTGAAATTGGCAGAATGGTAGGAGGCTGGATAAAGAGTGTAAGTAAGTAGGGTACGGAATACTGCGTTTGCCGATTTGCGGGGGCAACTGGAACAATGGTGCCAACGCTGGCGTCTTCAACTTGAACCTCAACAATCCCCGCTCCAATGCGAACTGGAACATCGGTTTCCGCTCCGCTCTGCCTTCAAGTCAGATGCTGCAGACCTAATGGGTATGCAGTCAGTACAGAGGTGTAAAGGATTCCGTCTCCTTTGCTCTCGCAAAAAAATGTAATGGGCATGAATGCCGGTAGTAGTATAAGCGAATCCCGCAATGCTCTGAAAGGAGATAATATGTCCGTTAAAAATGTGTATGCTCAAATTGTATCTTTTGAAAATTTGCTACAGGCTGAGAAAGATGCCCGAGCTGGAAAGAGATATGAAAATGAGCAGCTTGCATTCTGGGGCGACCTGGAAGATAATATACATTCGTTATCCGAAAAACTTAAATGCCATAATTATCCACCAGACATATACCATCATTTTTATGTGTATGAGCCGAAATTGCGGAAAGTAATATTTTCTGATTATACAACAAAAGTAATTCAAAGGGCTGCATACAATGTACTCAATCCAATAGTTTGCAAAGGAATGATTAACGATACCTATTCTTGCATAGAAGACAGAGGGCAGCTTAAATCAATGCAGAGATTAGCAGGTTGGGTTGACTTTGTGGAAAGAAGCAACGAGAGATGGTATTACCTGAAAATGGATGTGGAGAAATTCTTCTATCGAATGGATCACGAAGTGCTTATGAATATTATTCGGAAAAAGATAGGAGACAAGGAGGCTGTACGATTTCTTGAACATTATGTGTGCCATGCTTCCAGAGCATTTGGTCTTCCACTTGGAGTTAAGTCTCCGTTGGAAATACCGGATCAGGAAATGTTATGGGATGTTGGGATTGCTATAGGCGGCGGGTTGTCGCACATGTATGGCAATATGTATTTGAACCCTATGGATCAAATGGCCAAGAGGAAAGAGGGCATACAGTATTATATTCGTTATATGGATGATGTAATTATTTTATCGCCGGATAAGGAATTGCTGCACAGATACAGGAATATGTTTTCTGATTTTTTAGGGGATGTTCTGAAGCTTCGATTGAATAATAAAACAGCAATTCGCCCCGTTTCACACGGCATGGAGTTTGTCGGCTATACTATTCGTCCTTTTGATGTT